TTTTCTTAATAGTAATGGAGTATTATAGTGAAAAAGCAAGACTTTATAAGTCAAGTGAAGAATTGTGGAGACGCAATCATCACATACCGAAGTACTAACTCTCGAAAACTCAAGTACAATGTTTGTACTTTAGATTTTGATAATAAGTATATACAAAGTAAAAAGAACCGAGCCAAAGAAACAAAGGATTCGGTTCTTTTATTTTGTTGGGATACTGATTCTTACCGATTATTGTTGCCTAAAAATGTAACTAACATTCAACCCCTTAGTTCTGTACTGAGGAATAAACGATGATGTTGCATGAGGCTCCAGAGATATACGAAAAGATTATCTCCGAGAATGAAGAAGCAACCGAACAAATTAGACTTACTATCAATACTTTTCGAGATGTTGAATACTTACATCTAAGAAAATATTACCTTGATTTTGATGGCGATTTTAAGCCATCTAAAGACGGGTTAGCAATGAAGCTGGATTTCAATAATTCTAGAGGGTTATTTGAAGGACTAGTAGAAATTTTATCCTTAGCGGAAGCTAAAGGTATCTTAGAAGAACACTTCAAAGATATATTAGATGAAATTTACCAATCCTGAAAATAAGTCTTGACATGGCTTCGAAAAAATTGTATAATATATAAATGGAAAATTTAAAAGAAGTATTAGACTCAGCATCAAGAGATTACTATAATGGCAATCCAACAATGTCAGACACACAGTTTGATAGATTAGCTAAGTTAATAGACTATGAGGAAGTTGGTTCATCTTCAACAGATAACAGAGTACCTCATATGTATCCTATGTATTCATTACAAAAGGTATTTTCCAATGAGATTGGCACAAAAGATCCATTTAACAACTACAAGGGTTCAGTCCTTGTAACACCCAAGTTAGATGGGGCTGCTGTGTCATTATTATATGTCGAAGGACAACTACTTCGTGCATTAACAAGAGGCGATGGTAAGCGTGGTTTGGATATAACAAACCATATCTCTACCTTAGTTCCTGAACATTTAAACTTTGATGGTATGAAGGTTCAGAACATTGTCCAAGTTACTGGCGAAGTTGTTGCCCCTAAGACTATCAAAAATGCCCGCAACTATGCAGCGGGTGCACTCAATCTAAAGTCCACAGACGAATTTCGTGAAAGAGAACTGCGCTTTATAGCGTATGGCTTACAAGAAAGCTGGAATACGTTATGGGCTGAAGATATGATATTCTTACAAGATTCTTTTTTCTGTACTGCTACAATGAGTAATTGGACTCAGTACCCAGACGATGGACTTGTATTTCGCATAGACAATCATAAAGAGTTTGAAAGTAGAGGATACACCTCACATCACCCACGAGGAGCCTATGCTCTTAAACAAATACAAGAAGGAGTTGAGACAACCCTACTAGATGTTGTTTGGAATGTGGGTAAGTCAGGAGTAGTTGCTCCAGTAGCATACTTAGAACCTGTTGAGATTGATGGTGCAATGGTAAGTAAAGCAACTTTACATAACATGCGTTATATATCTGATTTAGACTTAGAGATTGGTTGTAGAGTAGAAGTAATTAGAAGTGGAGAAATTATTCCACGAATAGTAAGGAGAGTCTAATGGCAAATCATGTATCATTTTATATAACAGCAGAAAAAGAAGTAGATTTTACAGAATCATTCAAAATGCATACCTACACCCGTACTTGGGAGGATAACTCTTGGGAGGTTACAGAAGCAATAGAACTAGAAAAACAACCCTTTATGCAAGCAGCTGAACCAGAATTTGATGAAGATGCTTATCTTTGTGATAGTTATAGTTGGTACTGTGATAATGTTGGAGCAAAGTGGTGCAATATTGAAGAAGTAGAAGAGACTCAAGTTTATGGGTACTCAGCTTGGTCACCCCCAATAGAAATGTTAGGGCATTTAGCTGGATATATGAAAACAAATCTACGAATGAATTACGAAGATGAGTTTAGAAACTTTGTGGGAGTTGCTTGGTCAGATAGTAAGGGCAACACTTCTTATGAAGAAACAGATGGTGACGACTTTGTAGAACAACTATGCGAAGAATTAGGTATAGACGAACTACCAGACGATTTTGAGTGGTGGGAAGAATACGAAGATAGTGGTATAGTTCCACAGGAGTGGTTAGACGATGCTATTTACAACTGGTTTGACGAGCAGTAGTGCCAAGTATAGGTAAGTATAATCATACTTATTTTGAGAACCATCCCGAAGAAAAAGATAGAGAGGGAGTTCTCTACGGTATAGTCTTGGTCAATGAAAGAACTTTTGAAAGAGAGTGCATCAAAGTCGGCATAGCTAGTGGAAAAGATTGGCGGCATATTATAAAGCGTAGTAGAGGTTTTAAAGGATATGATATTCGTATTCAAAAGACTTGGTCTAGTACTCTTTATAATGTGTGGGCACACGAACAGTACCTACATGAAATTTATAAGCAAGATAAACATGTTCCAATGTTTAAGTTTGGAGGTCATACAGAGTGTTTCAAAATTGATTCGCTTATTCTACAGGACTTCCCGAAAAATAGTTCTTGACATGGCAACTGATTTTTGCTATAATATATAAATAGAAATTAAGAGAGAAAGAATGAAACAAATAGTCCCGCCAAAAGTCTGTCCATCATGTATGTTAGACTTAGTGTGGGAAAAAGATCAGCTTTTCTGTCATAACACCAAGTGTGGTGGTAAGACAACAAAGAAGATTGAACACTTTGCTTCAGCTCTCAAAATCAAAGGTCTCGGACCTCGCACAGTAGAAAAATTACAAATTCAAGATTTGTATGATATATACGAGCTGCCTCTAGAAATTATGATTGAGGCACTGCAATCCGAAAAACTAGCAGTTAAACTGCATAGAGAAATTCAAAGTAGTAAGGCTACTGATTTGGTTGACTTATTACCCGCTTTCTCTATTAAACTAATTGGTCGGTCAGCTTCCGCTAAACTTTGTTCTGTTATCAAAAACATGGCAGAGATTAGTGAGGACACTTGTAAGGAGGCAGGCCTCGGACCAGTAGCAACAGAACATTTATTGGACTGGTATTACGAAGAGTTTATTGACGGATATGAACGACTTCCATTTCGCTGGATACAGACACTAAAAGTGTCCAAACCCACAGAAAATCAAGAAGTTGTTTGTATCTCTGGAAAACTAAAAAGCTACAAGACAAAAGCTCAAGCAACAGAATATTTAGAAAAACTGGGCTATCTTGTTAAAAGTAGTTTGACTAAAGATGTAAATATATTAGTGAATGAAAGCGGTATTGAGTCCGCAAAAACGAGGACAGCCCAAGAAAGGGGTGTTAAAATAATAACCAACTTAAACGAAATAGGAAAATAATCATGGCATTACCAAAATGGACAGATGAAAGAACTCAACAATTAGTTGATTTCGTAGGCAGTGAGTCACCAATCTCACAAGCCACAGTTGCTAACGCAGCTGATGAGTTAGAAACTTCTACAAGAAGTGTCTCTAGCAAATTAAGAAAAATGGGTCACGATGTAGAACTTGCTTCATCAGTATCTAACAGAACTTTTTCTGAAGATCAAGAAGCTACACTACAAGCGTTTGTAACAGATAACTCTGGAACATACACATATGCAGATATCGCATCTTCATTTGAAGGTGGAGAATTCTCTGCTAAATCAATACAAGGGAAAATTCTTTCAATGGAACTTACTTCCCATGTAAAACCAGCTGAGAAGCCTGAATCAGTCAGAACTTACTCTCCCGAAGAAGAAGCTACTTTTACCTCAATGGTAAATGGTGGGTCTTTTGTTGAAGAAATAGCAGAAGCCCTTGGCAAATCTGTCAATTCAATTAGAGGAAAGGCTCTTAGCTTGCTTAGAAGTGGCGACATTAACGCTATACCTAAGCAAAAAGAAACTAAAGGTTCTAGCAAAGCTGATCCTTTGGCGGACATCGAAAATATCGGAGACTTAACTGTTGAAGCTATTGCAGATGACATTGGCAAAACTGTAAGAGGCGTTAAAACAATGTTGACCAGAAGAGGTCTAACTTGTGCTGATTACGACGGCGCTGCAAGAAAAGAAAAAGCATCTAGCTAATTCTTTTAAAATTCTGTGCAAGGGATTCATTCTCTTGCACTTTTTTATCTGGGAGGGTAGACATTGAACTTAACTTCAGCTCTGTTGAAGCAAATTATTACGCAAGAAGATTTTGATACTTGGGGAAACCTAAGACAAAATTATCTTGGAGCGGATTATCAGTCCTTGCACAAGGTCATAGATACTCACATAAAAAATTTCAATGCCCTACCTTCTTTTGATGACTTAAAACTATCCATTCGCGATAGAAAATTACAAGAAAAAGTATTCGCAATCGAAGCTGTTGATATAGATATTGACGCTTGGGTTCTGCTCGAATATGTAAAAAATGAGTACACACAAGTAGAAATACTAAATGAGCTAGATGGATTCATAGACAAGACTGTAGCAATATCTTCCGCAGAAGAAAATGTAGAGGCAATACAACAAATTGTTTTAGATGTAGGAGAACGAGTTGATCTCAAAGCTCCCGAAGAGAATATGCAAACAATTCCTCTATTTGATTCAGAAAAAGATCTCAAGAAGTATCTACCATTAGGACTCAATGATGAATATGACCAATCACTAAAATTCTCACCGAGAGATTTAATATTAGTAGGTGGTCGAAGAGGTGCTGGTAAGTCTATAACTTGTTGTAATATTGCAAACAATGTTTACGAACAAGGAAAGAGTGCCATGTACTTTACTATAGAAATGGACAGTCGTTCCATTTTACAAAGAATGTGTGCATTAGGTGCACGCATACCTATCTCCAGATTAGCTACACGAAACTTGACCACTACTGAGTGGGACAGAGTAGCAGACTGGTGGGCAGGAAGATTTGAAGGCGGAGAAACATTAGTACCTGAATTCAATCAAACACGAGACTTTGATGAGTTTCACAAAAAACTACAGACACGACCTCTGCACAAAGATAAGCAGATAGATGTAGTATATGACCCAGTACTTAGTCTTTCTAGAATCAGACAAGAACTAGAGAGTAAAGTATCACAAACAGATTATGGAGTAATAGTAGTTGATTATTTAAATCAAGTTAAACGCTCCAATGTTCCCTCCAAGAGTGGACAGTATGACTGGACAGAGCAGATAGAAGTTAGTAAGACTCTGAAAAGTATTGCACAGGAGTATGAGATTCCTGTGTTTGCCCCTTACCAAACAGACAGTACAGGTGAGGCAAGATTTGCAAAAGGTATTCTCGATGCAGCAGATGCAGCCTTTACACTTGAAACATGGTCGCCAGAAGATGAAGCTATCAC